TTGCTGTGAGTGATGTAGCCGATATCGCAGGGGAAGAACAAGCGCGCCTGGAAGAGGAGCGCGCGGCACGTTGGGCACGTGAGCAAGCCGCGCGCGAGAGCCAGCCGGGGTCTGAGTATTGCGTCGAGTGTGGCTTCGATATCGACCGGAGACGCCGTGAGGCGATGCCGTGGGTCACGCGCTGCGTGCCTTGCCAGGAGTTCGTTGACCAGCGCGGTCAACGCTATCGATGAGGGGGTGGTCGTGCTGGATGCTCAAGGATTGGCGTACATGCGCCGCACTGTGGTTTATGCGCACGCTGCGCCGACGCCCCGCCGCATTAGCGAGTCGGACGCTCCTGCACGTTATACCGATGAGACGTACCGGGATCGGTTGCCACCGGCTGGCCATCGGCGGTGGTGCGCTGAGATGAAGCGCCAGTCGACCCGCCTGCTTGCCAGTGGTACCCGGCCTAAGCCGAAAAGCAGCATGCCGCTATCACCGTGGGCGTTTGACGATGCCCGGATCGTGGCGGCGATCCGCACGCTCGAGCCTGAATACCAGCACTGGTTGCGCTACGCCTATGCGGATAGCCGGGAGTGGTGTGACGAGCAAGGGGTCACCGTGGCCCTGTGGGCGCGTTTCGAGCCGGTGATGGGCAAGGTGCAGGCCAAGACACGTAAAGCCTGCCAGGGGCTGGCACACCTCGCGGCGCAGTGCCACAAGGCGCGTAAGAACAGCGGTCAGCCTGCCCATACGCCGGAGCGCCTTCAGGAAGTGCTGGGCGTGACGCGGGCGAATTGGGACAAGCATTGGTGCGGACGTTGGCAGGCGATGCACCGCCTGCTGAATGATATTGACCGGGAAGCGCTGGAAGCGCTGTGGAGGGTGACTGAGTGATTAAGCGATTAGTGATTGGAGTGGCCTGCTTGGCACTGGTACCGGCTCAGGCAAGCGCGTCAGCAGCGGCTGCCGTGATTGCGGCCGGTGCGGCGTCATCGGCAGCGGTGGGCGCGTCAACGTCGAGCAGCCGTCGCGCCGAGCAGTTGCCGCAAGGCGTTTCGAGTGTGCCAATTGAGTGGGCAGAAGTCGGCTGGATTCGTTGCCCTTCCCGGTACGTTGAGCCGTCCGGTTGCCGTGAGACCATCGAGCGTAGCTGGACGCCTAACGTTGCAGGCGACGTTGAGCCGTGGATCCACTGGCTGAAACGTCATAAGGGTGAGCGCGCTCAGTTCATGGGCATGACGTTGATAGAGGGAAGCGTCCAGCTTTATTACGGCGTGCCTGCTGAGAATGGTGATGGAGGTGGAGAGTGACCGACCTAACGATCCTGACCGATGACGATTTGAGCGACATGATCAGCGAAGCCAGGACAGAGCTGCGCCGCCGCAAAGAGGAGAAAAAGCTGCCGGTGTTCCTGGTGGATTGCACCTATTACAAGTCGCTGAGAGAAGCCGTTGAGAAGCATTTTGAAATGAGCTCTCGTCTGTTCAATATGAGTGATGAGCAGCTAACAAAATACCTTGGCGAGTATCTGACTGATGAGGTGAGTCGCAGCCGCTTCGGTATTAAAATTGAGTTCTGGAGCGAGAGTGAGTATAACGCGCGGCCTGATCGTGTTTGGGGGTCGGTGTCGTGATCCACTGGTTCAGCGTTTCCTTCCCGGTGTTCATCCCCAGCAGCGGATTTGTTTTGCTCTGGCTGCTGTGTGGCCTTGGAGCTTTTATCTATTTCGCTATAAAGCTAGCAGGCGTCAGGGAGAGGATTTGGAATGATGCTGCTAGCGTCAGCATCGTTAGAACGGGCTTGCTGATACTGCTATGGCCTATCGTTACTTGGGCTTTATGGGACGATAAAGATTGAGCTTGCCCAACTGTAACCACTGCCAGCACCCACCAGAGCGCCGTGAGAAGGACGGGGCACTGCTGCTGATCTGCCCGGTGTGTAACAATCGTGGTGAGGCCAGCAAGTGTCACGATTGGGCCGTGGCGTCTTGGCGTGAGGTCAACCGCACCGACCTGCCCTACTGCTGCGAGGCTAAGCCGGTGCGCTTTAAGCAGCGTGATCAGCAGTGGTGGGCAGGCTGCACCGGATGCGATAAGCGCACCGGTGGCTTTATGTCGCTGCCCGGCGCGGTGGCAGGCTGGGCGCGCGCTTTGCGGTAATGCACAAGAGTACTTATGTACATTTGCACAAAGTAACGTTAGTTCGTTTGCACATATTGACAAAAGTCCGTATCCGAGTAGTCTCTATGTCAAATTGCCCTTATTGCGAAAGCCCGCCCTAAACCGGCGGGCTTTTTCGTTCCCGGTGACAACCTTTGCCCGCCTTCGTGCGGGCTTTTTTACGTCTAAATTTCACGGCCGCCTGCGAGGTGCGCCTATGCCCATCAAAAAAGAGATGCGAACGATGCCGGATAAAACTATCGAGCTCTGGCACGTCGCTGCTGCTGCCTTCCAGCTCTACTGGCCGAACCTGTTTCACGCTACCTGCGCATTCATGATTGTGGTTTTGCGCGGCATCTATTCCGGCGCGAAGTGGAAGCAATCGATGCTAGAGGGCGGTGTGATTTTCTTTCTTTCGTTAAGCACTACACCAGCAGCGGTGGTGGCCGGTGTGCCATCTGAATACGCGGGCGCGGTGATGGCGACCATTGCATTTATCGGGCTAGACCTATCGCGCGAGCGCCTATTGGTCTGGGTAGACAAGTTATTCAACCGCTGGCTTGGGGGGAAATCATGAGCATCGACGAGCTAAAGCGAAAGCTGATCGCGGAAGTGATCGACCGCGAGGGCGGCTACGTCAACCATCCAGCGGATCGCGGCGGGCCTACGAATTGGGGCATCACGATCGCAGTGGCTCGCCGCCACGGTTACACCGGCGATATGCGCGCCCTGTCACGTCAGCAAGCGGCAGCGATCTACGCGGCCGACTACTGGCATTCGCTGCGCCTGGATGACATCGCAGCGTTCAGCACCGACCTAGCATTGGTGCTGTTCGATTTTGGCGTAAACAGCGGGCCGGGCCGCGCGGCTGAATACCTGCAGCGTCAGTTGAACGTGCTGAACAATCGTGGCCGTTTTTACGCGGATATCGCGGTTGATGGCTCAGTTGGTCCGGCCACTCTTGCGGTGCTGAAAAGTTATGAGAGTGTAAGAGGAAAGCAGGGGCTTAGCGTGCTGAGTCATGTCGTGAATGCAGAGCGCATTGTGTTTTGTCGTGGTTTAGCAGAGCGCAGCGAAAGCCAAGAGGCATTTACTTATGGCTGGTTCAAACGTGTCGTCGAGCTGCTCTCATGTGTGCTGCACCAACGTCCGGTGCCTAGCCATTGGCTCAATGAAATCGCGGCAGTGCCGCGCGGGGGTGTTTTGTGAGTGTTATCGCTATCGCGTCAGGGCTAGCAAGTGCGGTGGGATTAGGAAAAAAGATTGGCGAGCTGCTCGACGCAAAAAACGGCGCTGAGGTAGCCGACCGCGTGGTCGACATGGCGAAGCTGATCACCGGAGCGCCCAGCGGTGAGCATGCTCTGGAAACATTGAACGCTGACCCTGAAGCGCGTCTGCGCTTTGAAGAGGCGCTGATTGATAGAGAGGTGAAGCTGCAGCGCATCGCACACTTGGATCGTGTCGACGCTCGTGCCATGCAGGTGGCCACGCTTCAGGCTAATCGCGGCTGGCTGGCTAGCAACTTCCTCTACTTGATGACGACGATCCTGCTGCTGTTTGCCTTTGGCTTTGCCGCCGCCGTTACGTTCATCCCGCTGTCGACCACTGGTGAGCGCTACGCTGACTTGATCATGACCGGCTTAGTCGCTGGCTTGGTCGGTGGTGTTGTCCGCTTCTTCTATGGTGGTGGCAAGCCTCAGCAACCGGCTGAGCTAGGTGGGAAAAACCTGCGGGATTTGGGCGATTATGGCAAATGAGAACGCCTATCATCTTTTAGGTACTCCCCCGCCACACGCCCTTCACGGGTGAGAAACTCGCGGGATTCGCGCGTTTTTGGGTGAATTTTTCGAGTCCTTACTTCCGTTTTAGAAGGGACTAGCCGGGGTGGCGTCAACGCCCCGGCAGCCCAGCAACCACGCACATTTGAACAAGAGTACAAATGTACAAATGCCCTTTCGTGAGAAAGGACGTTTCTACATTTGCACGTCATCACGGCCGCGCGCCTTAGTCCTTTCTGCCGGAGCTGCTCATGGGCGAGATCGTCAGCAAAAAGATGTTCGCCAAAATGGTTGGCAAGAGCGAGCGCTGGGTCGGTAAGTGGGTCGATGAGGGCATGCCCACGGCAGGCGGCGGTGGTAAAGGCCGCGTGCTGGAGATCGACACCGAAGACGCGATCGACTGGCTGATACGCCGTGAGGTGCGCCGCCAGTACGGTGACGATGACGACGAAACAGAAGACGGTGTCGGCTCGGCGAGTGCCGAGGATCGGCTGCTGAAAAAAGCGCGGCGGGAAAAGCTGCAGATTGATATCGATTTGGCGCGCCGCCGCCTGGTGCCGCTGGACGCGGTCGGGAGGATCCTGCAGGGGGTGGGCGCTGTGTTCGCTACCCAGCTCGACTCCCTATCGAGTCGGCTTGCATCAGATTTGGCGGTGATTGATGACCCAGCAAAAGTGCGAGAGCGGATCCACGCCGAGACCCGGCGCATCCGTGGGTCTACTGCCGAACGACTTAACGATGCAGCATCGGCAATCGTTGCTGAGCTTGACGCGCTTGATTCGATTGACGGCGACGATGGTGGAGGCACCGCCGCCGAGGACGAGTGACGAGTGGGCACGCGACAAGCGCATTATGCCACCGGCCGCGCCGGTGCCTGGGCCGTTTAACCCTGACAGCAACCCGTACATGAAGCCAGTGGCGTGGGCATTCGCCCAGCCGCAGTTCCGCCGGGTTACGTTCGTCATGGGCACGCAGATGGGCAAGTCGGTGACCATGGAGAACGTGGTCGGGCATCGCATCGATGAAGATCCGACCCCGGTGCTGTACGTCACGCCGACAAAGCCGCTGATCACTAGCACGGTCGAGCCGAAGTTTATGGATATGTTCCGCGAGTGCGCAGCGCTCTGGCGGAAGTACGACAAGCGCCGGTCATCGATATACACCAAGTGGATCGGTGGCACGAAATTCCGTTTTGCCTGGGCAGGCTCGCCGACTGA